TTATTTTTAGCATAAATAACCTGTAAGGCACATTGACCTAATAAATACATATCTGTAACTGCTTTTTTAGTGGTTTCTTTACTAAAAAAGCATTTTCATTTGTGCATATTCATTTGGTTTTGCTCCAGCATCTCTTGCATCTAACCCCTTACCAAATATCAATTTAACAATATTATTTATAACTTGGTTATTAGTTGTAGAGTTATTGTAACGGTCTATCAAAAATTGATAGTAATCATTTTTATCTCCAAACTTAACATAGTCATCCTGTCTATTCTCAACTGCTTTAGGAGGATTGTAAGCCTTTAATTCTATTATGTGGTTATTACTCATAAAAAATTGTATCAGATGCAGCAGCGTTTATATATGCTCCATTATTAATTGTATAATCATCTGCAGTTTGATTAGTGCAGAAAATTTTATCTAAATATATTATATTACCAGATATATCTTTAACCGTAAAATTATAAAAATGATTTTCAACTAATGTAAATACAGTAGTTGCAGTTAAATAATATTCATTTTTAAAAAAAGATGGTGTTATTACAGTTTCTACTTGTGTACTTTCATTTCTTAATGTAATAGAATAGGCATCCATACTTCTTGGAATAAAAGATACTTGTTGAGCAGATGCAGATTGTAATAGTTTAATCATACTATAATAACAATTTTTATCCTATATTGTTTCAAAAAAAAACCCCTATAATAAAATAGAGGTTAATTTTAAAAAAAGACTTAAAGGCTGTTCTTATGGTAAGCGATTTAAGTACCTACTGTAATAGTTCCACCAACTACTGTTGTAATAGCACCTGATAAGAAATTAGCGGCTAATTTTTCCATTCCTACAAATTCAATGGTGTATCCTGACAAATCTCCAAGCGATGTTCCAGTAACTACTGTTCCACCTGTTGCATCCAATCCTTGCTCCAAACCTGCAAAGAATAAATCTCCGTTGTTTGTTTCTATAATTGCTTGAGGTCTTGAATAAGCCAAAAGTTTAATTTGTTGATGACTTGCAGCACTCATTTTTTTAAGTTGCAATGCTAATTTTTGCTCAAAAAATGTAGTTCCATTCTCTCTTGAACTTGTCATAGTTTGGTCAAATGAATTTGTACCTTTTAAATCATACTTAACTGCTGTAATTGTAGCAGCACCACTATTAGATGCAATAGCATCAGATAAAGTAGTTGTACCATATACAAAAGTAGAAGGAGTAATATATCCACTTGAAATAATGTAAACAGCTCTTAAACCACCTACGCTTGATTTTGTTGGCTCAAGTCTGCCTAATGTAAACGCTTCTGCTGGCATATTTTTAAAGTTTTAAAAAGGGGACTTTTACATCCCCTAATTGATTATTGATTATCCTCCGTAAAGAACTCCTTTTGTAGCTTGACCAACATTGGCAGCTAAAGTATAGATAGCTCTTACAAATTGAGTATCTCCATCATTAACAGTTTTTCCAATTTCAAAACGGTTTACGTCATCTAACAAGTCAGTATTCCAAGATACTGCTGCAGGTCTTTGAGCATATGCCATTAAGTTGTTTGGAGCAGGAATAAATACCATTTCTACACCATTATAATAACATTTAGCATCATTTGAAGCACCATCAAATAAGAAGTTTATTTGTTGAGCAGCACCTACTGCATTGTTAGCTATTCTTGCTAATTGTTTCCAAGCTCTTGGACAATAGATTACAACAGGAGATAATGTATCAGCCAATATTTCTGCAGGAATAGCAGCGTAAATAAGTGCCATTTGAGAAGCAATATTAGCAGCAGTTACAGTTGTACCAGCTACTTTAATATATCCACCGATTGCAGCATTATCATAAAGAACTTTTGCAAATACACCGTCTACTGGTCCTGCAGTCAAAGCAGCTACTGCAGTTTGAGTTGCAGCAGTCATAGATCCTTGTGTAGAACCTGGAGTCAAAGCAGCAATTGCAGTTTTGGTTGCAGAAGTAATACCACCCCAAAATTGAGATTCAGCATCTTCTGAAACATTTGGAGCATATTGAGCTAATACAGTTGAAGCAAACTCGTTACTATCAATGTTAAATGCACCAGGACTCATTGAACGACCAAAACGACCTGCTCTCAATGACTCTTGTAAAAATGTTTGTTTGTACTCTAATTTAGTAGGTGTAATTACTCTATCTGTAATTGTCATTGAACCACTATTAGATAGTGCAGCACCTGTGTAAAGTTGTGCAGTTACAGAAACAGAAGCCTCTGTGAAAATTGTACCTGCTTTGATGTCACTATTAAATGTAACATAACCATCAGCGATTGTTTTGTTAGCGAATAAAACTTCCTCAAGGATTGGTTCTACTGCTTTTCCTCTAATGTCTACCGAAGTATAAGAAATTGCCATATTTTATTATTTTAAATTTTGTTTAATTAATCTGAATTTTTCGAGTGCAGTCATCTCTCTTTTTACTGCCGATTCTGGATTAGTAACAATTGCTTTTGCTCCTGCTTCTTCTAATTCCAATTTAATTGCTTCTAATTCTACTTTTAATGCTTTGTTTTCAGCTTCTAATTTTTCAACCTCAACTTTAACTTCTTCGAAAAAAGTTTCTTTAGTAATAGTATCAACTACTTTTTTAATTGCAGGAACTTCAGCAGATGCTTCAACTTCTACTTCTGTTTCTGCTTCAGCAGTAGCAACTGGTTTTACCTCTTTGATAATTCCTTCTACTTCTACAACTACAATCATTCCATCTGTTGTTTCGTGTTCTCCAATTGGAGCAGGAACAATTCCTTCAGATGTAACTATACCAACTGAATAACCAGGCTCAAATGATTCAGCTTCTAAAACGGTAATACCATCTGTTAAAGTCATTTGTTCTAATTTTACTTCAATTGATAAAAGTGTTTTAATTTTGTTTAATGTGTTTTTAAACTCCATTGATTAAATCTTTTATTTTGTTATACAATAATTCATCTTCAGACATCTCTAATTTTTCATTAAAAAATCCTTCGATTGAAAATCCTTTGATCTCTCCAGATTTAACTTTATCTTTTATATCCGGATTGTCAATTGATATAGCAACCATCCAAGTATTAATAGGATAATCAAATCCATACATAACACTTTTATCATTTACCATATCCTCTTTAAGCCACGTTTCAACAACTGTTACGCCTTCAACTTTAGACTTGTGTTGTAAGGTCGATTCCGATTGATAACCGTTTTTCATAAATTTATGTGCAGTTTTTTGGATTGTATCACCACTAAAAAACACTTGGTATATTTCTCCATCTTCTCCCATTCTGTCTATCTTCATATCCGGAATAAGAACTGCACCTAATAATATATTTTTCTTTGATTCAATTTCCTTGAATTCAATCTTATGATCTTGTGATAATGCAATCCAATTTTCTTGGATAGCAGGTTGGTTTACTAAACTAATGGCAAAGACTCCATCTTGCTCCTCATCCAATACTAATTCAAAAACTTTTTTACTCATAATACTATAACAATAAAATCCACTTTTTGTTTCATACTATTTTTATTTAGACTAATTCTAAATAAGCCTTTATACTCTTTATATATATATATTACTTTTTTTTTAAAAAATTTAATAAAAAGAGGGTACCCCCTAAAATGAAATGTCTTTTTTAGGGGGGGGTATAGAAAAGATAAAATTAACCAATACTTGCAGCCTGGATTATATTTTTTTCAAGTGATTGAGCTGTTGTAATATCTCCTGCTACTACATAAGCTTTTAAAGGTTGTTGTTCTTTATTTCCTATCGTTTGTGCTAATTGATTTGTTGCACTTGCACCTACTACGTTAAATGCAGGAGCAGATGCACCACCTGAACCAACTGAACTACTTCCAACTGAACCACCTGACCCAACTGCTGATAATGCTTTTGCTGATGCTGCTGTAATTGAAGCAATAGACAATGCACCACCTATTGTATTTCTTGTTTGCAATCCTACACCTAATATTGGGCCTAAACCAATAGGAGGAGGAGCAATAGCTGCTGCATTTGCAGCTTGTGTATCTTTAATAACACTAAATATACCTATTCCTGCTTGTGCTATAATTGCTGCTTTTTGAAGTGCTTTGTTTTTACCTGCTAATCCTGCTAATAAATTAATTCCTTTATTTACTAAATCAAAATTTGCTTGTGCTATAACTTCTTTTGCTCTTAATGTTTCGTTTTCAATAGCTAATTCTTTATCTGCTTTATCTTTATAAATAGCATATTCATCATCA